TCAGCATCAACACTCTGCTCCAGATGATCATAATGTGCTTTACGTTTTACATTTTTTTCTGCTGCTTTCATCGCTCATCTTCCCGCCCCTTTCATGAACCTGTCCAGCACAGACATTCTCCAGTCATATTCCATTCTTGCCTGGTAGCAGTCACAGCAATGTGTTTCTGTTGTTACATCACTGAATTCTTCGCTTCTTGTACATCTGCATACCCCATCCTCGCTATGGTATCTGCATGTGCTGCAGTTCTTGTTATTCTTCATTTTTTATTTCCCCTTCTGTAATGATTTCAAAAATTCTGCCAGTTCCATTTCACTGTTGGGATATTTGCTGTAAGCTTCTCTTACATTCCACTTAGGAACTCCATTTTTCTTTTCAGCCTCCGGACCTCCTACCAGATGGAAATAACAGCTTTCTCTTTCCGGAATGTGTTCATTGCCCGGAATGATATATGTTTCCGCGATCAATCTTGCCCCGTTGTCAAAATCGTACTTATAATATTTACATCCAATATTCTCGTCTTCGTACCACAATCCCCATTCTTTGTATTTTCTGAGCCACGCTCTCCGCTGTTCATTATTTTTCAGCACTGGAAGCCCTGGCTGTTTCCCACCTTCGTGGTACTGCAACGTTTTATGGTATATCGCCATGTTCTTTTCCTCCCTGTATAGCTTTGTTCAAATCTCTCAGACATTTCTCACATGTTCCATTCACCATCATCGAACACGATCGGTATCCATCTTGGAACGTGGAAATCATTGCTCGGTAACATTGTTCTATTTTCTGCCCTTCATACTGCTCAAAATACGAACATTCCTCTGTCGGATATAAGTTGCCGCCCCTGCACCAGTGTGCCTGCTCTCCTGGTTTATGACTGTCTGACCACAGATGCCTTTCCGGATAATGATCCGTGTATGGATCTTCCTGTGCTCTGTAATCGTCATAACACCCTCCGTAGGGACATCGCTCCGACCAGTAGTAGAGGCAGTAATAACACAGGCAATCACTGCAAGTCACCATTCTACTCATCCTCCCTGTATGGCTTCGGCAGCGGCATCCAGGCATTGACGAACAGGTCATTTGCCAGACAGGTATCTTCGTCGAAGCAATCCCCCAGATACCATGCACCACCTAATTTTTCATCGTCCATGTATCTCCCAACCAATGGAAGAGAAAAGTTTTCAAACGACATCAGCACATAATCATCATTTTCCGGCAATCTCTCTGTCACCGGAATCCATCCGGATTCCAAACGTTTTCTTTGATTTCTTAACTGTCTTGCTTTCGCTTCCGCTTCTTTTTCGTCCGTGTACAGATAAGGGACATCCCAGTCAGCCCATTCATCTGCATACTTGACCTGTTTCGCTGAGACATCCTGGACGATAAATCTGTGGACGTGACAATTCCATTCAGGATGTTCAAACACCTCAACTTCATAGATCACATCACCTGGTTTGCACGGCACAACAAATAATCTTCTCTCTTCTTCTGCGTCTTCGTATGTACCTAATCTGTTTACTACCTCCAGATCTGATGCGTTTGCCACGTATTGCATTTCTGCATTTCCATCTGCCCAAATCCGCTCATATGCGGTTGTTAATCTCTTCACTGTTCTTCCTCCGTCCCTGCCTTATCTCTTTCATCCTGCCATTTCTGGTCAAGATATTCGCAGAATCCTAATATCTGCCGTTTCACAAAATCCACCGGATACTTCTGGTAGAGCTCCTGTGCTTTATCATATACTTCTTTCCAGTACTGATCCGAGTCTTCCGGGATCCATACGCTTTTCACAAATTCCCAGAACTCCGGCATAAATGCCGCTATATCCGGTATATCTTTCTTCTTTACTCCTGCCATGCCGTCCTCCAGTTACCAAAAATACAAAAACAGGTTGTCGGTTACGTTTTCCATGTATCCCGAAAAGCGGCTTAAATACTGCATTTTTAAGCATTTTCATTGTTAAGTTACAAAATTACAAGAATTTTTGTCCCTATACGTGAGAGATGAAATATTTTAAAAATTTATTTTTTTTATTTTTTTCTCTGTATATAGTTCAATTTTTCCGTGTATCCCCTGTAACTTGTAACCTTTTAGTCAAATGGTATCTCCA